TTAACTGATGTACGATTTAAGCGCCTTGTTGGTGTTCAGCGCACTACTTTTGAAGAGATGTTAGCTGTGTTAAAAACAGCTTATCAACGTAAACACGCAAAAGGTGGCCGAACCCCTAAGTTAAGCTTAGAAGATCTCCTCATGGCTACTCTTCAATACATGCGAGAATACCGCACTTATGAACAAATTGCGGCTGATTTTGGCATTCACGAAAGCAACTTAATCCGTCGAAGTCAATGGGTTGAATCAACTCTTATTCAAAGTGGTTTTACGATTTCAAAAACTCATCTTAGTGCTGAGGATACGGTGATTGTGGATGCAACAGAGGTAAAAATCAATCGTCCTAAAAAAATCAACTAGCGAATTATTCTGGTAAAAAGAAATGTCATGCTATGAAGGCTCAGGCGATTGTCACAAGCCAAGGGAGAATTGTTTCTTTGGATATTGCAGTGAACTATTGCCACGATATGAAGTTGTTCAAAATGAGTCGCAGAAACATCGGACAAGCTGCTAAAATCTTGGCAGACAGTGGTTATCAAGGGATCATGAAGATGTATTCACAAGCGCAAACTCCGAGGAAATCAAGCAAACTTAAGCCACTAACTCTTGAAGATAAAACCTATAACCATACGCTATCCAAAGAGAGAATCAAGGTTGAGAATATTTTTGCCAAAGTAAAAACGTTTAAAATATTTTCAACAACCTATCGAAATCGACGCAAACGGTTTGGATTACGAATGAATTTGATTGCTGGAATGATCAACCGTGAACTAGGATTTTAGTTTCGCAGGAAGTCTAATATACAAATAACTATTCTAAAGGATGACACCTTGTTCTTCTAGATAAAATAGCTTTACAAGTAGGTTAAAATTTGGTAGAATTGTGAGAGTGTGTGATGGACGCACAAAAAACGGCTAATCCGCTGAGACAAGTACTTAAGATTAGTAAGAGAAGGAGAATAAAAATGAATCCATTAATTCAAAGTTTGACAGAAGGTCAACTTCGTTCTGATATCCCTGAGTTCCGTGCTGGTGATACTGTACGTGTTCACGCTAAAGTTGTCGAAGGTACTCGCGAACGTATTCAGATCTTTGAAGGTGTTGTTATCTCACGTAAAGGTCAAGGAATCTCAGAAATGTACACAGTACGTAAAATTTCTGGTGGTATCGGTGTAGAGCGTACATTCCCAATTCACACTCCTCGTGTTGATAAAATCGAAGTTGTTCGTTATGGTAAAGTACGTCGTGCTAAACTTTACTACTTACGCGCATTGCAAGGTAAAGCTGCACGTATTAAAGAAATCCGTCGTTAATTTTGATGATCAGATTTTAAAAATGCTTGGTTGTTTGAGGATAGTAACTATGTTTTAAAACTGGACAACCAAGACGTAAAAAATCTGCCTGTGGGCAGTTTTTTTACTAGGTCCCCTTAGTTCAATGGATATAACAACTCCCTCCTAAGGAGTAATTGCTGGTTCGATTCCGGCAGGGGACATGTAAATAACGTCAAAAGCCTTTGTATTAAAGGCTTTTTGTTTTATTCCGATTTTAAAAGGGGCACAAAAGGGGCAGTTTGTTTATTTATAATTTCTTTCATATTTACAGTTGTGTGACTGTAAATAGATAATGTTGTTTTTGGATCGCTGTGACCAACTCTATCCATTATCGCATTTAGCGGTATCCCTTTTTCTGCTAAAAATGATATATGCGAGTGTCTAAATAAGTGCGTGTGATAATCTCCATAAATTTTCAATCGCTTATTGATGTACGCGTTTAAAATCGGTACACCGTTCGAATTTGGAAAGACGAATGAACTTGTCTTTTTCTGTCTATTGACGATATCTAAAATATTATCTGATACAGATATTTTGCGTGTTGATTTTTTGGTCTTGGTCGTAGTGATTTCTCGTGTGTTAAAATCGTAAGTTGCATTAATCAGAATTTCTTTATTTTCAAAATCTATTTTGTCGTAAGTCAGACAAGCTAATTCTCCATACCGTACACCCGTCAAAAACATGAATAAAACGATGTCTGCGAGCGTTTGTTCATCATTGTCTATCATTCTATTGCACAGGTCGTAAACCTCGTTAGATGTTAAATAAAGCACCTTTTCAGGCTTGTAATCATCCTTTGGTTTGGGAACTAAGACGTTCTCCGTCGGATTACTTGTCATATAGTCCATTTGTATCGCATAAGAAAATATAGCATGCAATCTCTTTCTACATTTATGCGTAACATGATACGAATTGTGTTTTAATAGTTTATCAATGATTAGTCTAATATCACGTTTAGTCAACTTGTTGATAATTGTATCATCTGGTAACACGGTTGCTATATGACTGTCAGATACTAAATAACCACGTTTTGTGGAGTCTTTGACGGTCGGTATCCATTGCTTTAGATATTCCTTTTTAAGTTCTCCGTAAGTCATTTCTGAGTGATTTCTGATAGCGAGCCTATCTTCAATCTTTTCCTGCAATATTAAACCAGCTTTTTTCTGAGCTTGACTAGAATTTTTATCTAGTGTCACAGATACTTTTTTGTACTTATTTGTTAGAGGGTCAGTATATCTTTCGATATATTTAAATTTCCCGTTGGCTAGCTCCTCTATCCACATTGTTTTTTACCTCATTTTCTGTTAAAATAGGTATGGTAAAAGCCCCTCCCAAAAAGCAGGTTTTTACTATACTAGAATTTGCCTCACGCTCTCCTTGGACAAAATTTGAGCGTGGGGCTTTTTTTATTTCCATAATCCTGAGTTATATCTCACTTTGATATCTTTAATCTTGCTGTTTGTCCCAAAAACAATACTAGCCGCTGCTGTTTCTCCATCTTTTACAACAACGCTATATCCGTCATTATCTAAATTTTCGCTGATAACTGAATCAAAAGAAATAGTTTCATCTCCATTGTAGGCGAAAATATCTCTTGTATCAAAACCTTTTGTTTCCCCAGTTGTATTTTTGAATTCTATCGGCACAATGATTTTATTTTTGAAATCTGTTGTTGTTGCTAACATTCTTGTTTTGTCATTATTTGGTTTATTTATAGTTAAGTAACCTCCACCCAATTTAACTTCATCACCAAAAGACGATACAACTTGATCTTTATTAAGATAAAATTTAATAGCTCTGACAGACAATTCTTCGTCAAAACGACTGGTAAAATCGGATATGGTTTTCCTAATACCTGACGTCGTTTTATTTTCTTGAGTTTTTTCTAATTTTGCTATTTTCTTCTCGTTAACAATATTAGTCTCTGCCAATCTGTAAATGACAAAAAACGAAAATCCTAAAACTAATAGTAGTATAGCGTGTGTCCAAAAATACCACTTTTTATAAAAAGGTTTTTTCATATCATAAATCTCCTAAATTAAATTTTTAAACTCATTTACTACCATCGCTTCATCGCAGATGGTGTTTAACCTATACGCTTTCATAAATCTATAAACATTAAAATCTTCTATGTCGTCAAGTTTTCCACAGACTACCCTTCTCTATAAATATCTACCACCTCACCAATGGTTCTGAAATCATCTCCTTCAGCTGGTGTGATGTCAGCATACTTTGGATTAAGTGACTGGAGGTAGTCGTTCTTTAATTTCTTGACATAGTTTTCACCGTTAACTTGGAAAATACCAATTTTGTTAATGTCAACTTGATCAGCCAGCTTAATAAATAAAAAGTCGCCATTTTTTATTTTTGGTTCCATTGAGTGACCGACAACAACCGCAACGGTGTCATAGTTTTTTTCATCTGGTATTTCATCAGCGTAGAAGTCAACCTCTGTGTCATAGTCATCCTCTTGCCAATATCCAGTACCAGCAGACACTTTACCGGGTACAGATAGACTTACACGTTTTCTGGAGCCGTATTCTGCCATCTTCTCTTGCAAGTTTATCACTTTGCCTTGTTCCTCAGATAAAAGTGTCTCAGATATAGCCAGCAACTTATTCTTTCGTACGTTGTTAAGTTTTGAATAGTTAGATAAGAGAATTGCTTGCCTTGGATCAAAGTTGACTTTGGAAGTTGCTCCATTAGTAGAGTGTTCTTCAATCAAATCTGACTTGTTAATTGAAAAGTATTCAGCCAAAAGTTCTATTTTCCCTATTCGTGGATAAGTTATACCCTTGAGCCAATCTCTAACCGTAGTATACTTCAGTCCTAAGTCTGCACATAGTGTATTTCTGTCTACTCTTTTTCGCTCCATATAAAATGCAAGGTTTTTAGAAAATATCTCTTTGTTCTCTAATTTTTTTGAAGACATTTTTGCACCTCCTTATAATGTATATATTACGGCAAAAACGCAAAAAAGTAAATAAAAAAATAAAAAAACCGTAAAAAAACGCAAAAAAATACTTGACATTGCGGTTTAACCGCAGTATAATATAATCAAGCTTAAGGAATTAAGCAAAACGAAAGGAGGTACAGCTAATGAAATCTAGGCTAAACAAAAAGCCTAAACACAAAGAAGTCGAGTTGGAAATTCACATTCTTTGGTTTAAGCTCAAAATCAAATATCTGATTACATGGTAATCGGATAGGGGGGTGAAATTCCCCCACCCCTAATGGGGTAAGTTTAGTTTAGCACATTGGCTGTATCTCTGCAAGAATGAAAGGAGAGTAAATGGATTTATTGAAAGTAGGTGGCATGACCTATAACGTTGTTATTCAGGAGCATTTCAAAGCTTATGATGATGATAGAAATCTCTGGGGGTATTGTGATTACGAACAACAAATCATATATATTCGTGAGTCATTATCAGAGCAAAAGAAAAAGCAAGTGCTAGTCCACGAACTAACACATGCTATTCTACATGAAGTTGGCTACAAAGAACAAGATGAAGAACTTGTTAGTCGTTTTTCAATCGGTCTGCATCAGGTTCTTAAAGATAATCCAACGCTTACTTTTCAGTCCTAACACCTTTGAACTTTCCACCAGTAGTTTTCGTGTCCATAAACTTGCCAGTAGATGTGTCACGCTTGGTATAAAGTCCAGTTTTAGGGTTATGAGACTGAGAGCGACCTTTGACGGCTCCGATACGACCGCCGCCTTTAGGTCCATTTTTCGCCATGACTTATCCTCCTTTCCACTAGGATAAGTTGATTATAACATTTTTAGGAGGTACAAAATGAATTGGAAAAAACTAATGCTAGGCGATTTAGAACACACGTTTACTAGTCGTAATGGCAAAGAAAAAACAAGTATTGAATTTGAAGGCGGCGTATTGCCAGCGCTATTGGTGCTAGGTGGTATCACTTGGCTGATCGCTTGGCTTATTACAAAATAAAAACTCCCATGAGGGAGTAGGAGGAAAATTATGATATTAAAAATTATTTTAATCTCATTCTTTACATCATTTATTACGTCATTATTTGTTACTAAAGGACTCATTGGAGTATTGTCTGATTCTTGGTTAAAAATATCGGAGCAAAATTATAAAAATTCTGAAGATATTATAAAAAGTGTAATTAAAGATCGTCTTCGGTAAATAAAATATCACTTCCATTAATAAGAGTATCTTTTAATTCATTCCCTAATGTCGTAAGACAATATACTTTATGCTCAACTGAAATAATCGTCTTCGGTGTGGAATATTCGTTTTCTTTAAGTAATTTCTGAACAGTTTCATCATTTTCAAGTGAAAATTTTTTAATGCTTGGAATAAATTGGTGACAATAAAAATTGGGATCAGGTGCAATTATTCCTTTACTAACTAAAAATTGAATTTCGGTTTCAATATTATCTTGGTAAAAATCAATGCCGTTATTGTACATTTCTTCCATTTCTGTGGGTTGTTCATAATTCCGAGTTGCTTCAAAATTATGAGGATAGATCCCTTTATAATATTTACTATCCCAATACCAGTTATATAAATTTGGATTTGAAAATAAATGATTACTACTTTGAATATTAATTTCAAATATAAAACGATTCGAAAAAAAGTATTGTAATAGTTTTGCATCTGAAGACGACATTTCTTTTAGTATAGAAGAATAAATAGGTTTGACAGTTTTTCTTTTATCCATACTTGATGCAATAAGTGAAGCGAATAAATTGCAAAAATCTTCATTAGATAATTTGTAAATAGAATCTTCCACTATCTGTGCGATTAATAATTTATTTTCATCAGAAAAATATTCTTCAGGTATTTGCTTTGTAGTTTTAGCAGTAGCATTTACTAAGTAATCGACTTTTGCTTTATCTTGTATGCCTTGTTCTATTTGCGGACCTAAAAAGTAGACAATAATCGAATAAAGGGCATATGAAATTGGTTCTAAAACGTTTTTAATGGGTTTTAGAGTATCGTCAGCATTAAGATAGAAATTGTTATTTAAATCATTAACCATATTTTCACCTCGACATTTTTATTTCAATTATACCACAGAAAGGAGGTGGAATAGATGCGCCCCAAAAAATATCCGTATAGCCAAAAAAACTATCCAGCGCCGAAGCTTCATAACATCATTGAAACCGATAATCATTTCTTGATAGATGATAAAAGGATTCATTATGTTATTGAAGATTCTGTAAAGACAAAAACCCTTGGCGATGGCTATGTTGAAGTAACACTTTCCATAATTGCCAAGAGTTTTACAAAATCACAAGGTTAGTTTGGCGATAGTCCTTGTGATAGAAGTTGGTGTAAGAGGGATACCTTCTTCTTTAAGGATATTCTTTAAACGGCTCGAAAAATTATTATCTTTAAGACTTTGAAGATATAAGTAACCAGTTGTTGTTACGCCATCGAAAAAATAGAAAGTAATATCTTTTGTTGGGCGACGTTTTCCTTTTATCAAGCAATCATCAAGTAAATTATCAATTACTTCTAAAGTGCCTGATATTACAATGTTTTTATCTAAGTCTTTAGAGAATTTTACAAATTCACTGTTAAGACTTAGATTATCAAATAAGCTATAAGCGTCGTCTGGTTTGGTTTCCACAAAGGTTTCCAAGACAATTGTATAAAGTTTGAAATAGTCAAACATCACATTCACCTCCTTTCTGCTCACATTATAGCAGATTAGAGGTACTAAAAACAGATAGAAAGGGGGTGGGAGAATGACGAAAATGACGTTGAAAGCTTTAAGAGCAACAAAAAACTGGAGTCAAGAAGAGGCTGCAAGAGCTTTGAAAGTTTCCAAAGATACATGGGGCAACTGGGAAAGAGGTAATACAGAGCCAAGTGTTACAAAGGCTTATCAAATTGCCTATATATTCGATATATCATTAGATGATATTATTTTTTTACCAAACATTGCGGTTTAAACGCAAACTCTTAGAAATAGAACAAAACTAACACAACACTAGAAAGGAGAAAAATGCAGGAAATAACAACACAAAATGATTTTGACTATTCACTTGTTGATTTTGAAACTCAAGAATTTTTACAAGAGCGTTCAAATATTATCTATGGAATTCAAAGCAAAAGCGCTTATGAAATAGGTAAGCAACTTGTTAAAGCTCAAGAAGTTTTGGCAAAAAATAGATATGGTTGTTTTGAAGAGTGGTATTCAAGCCTTGGATTTAGAAAAACAAAAGCTTATGAGTACATTAATCATTATAATTTCATTCGTTCGCAAAGCGAACAATTGAATATCGAAACATTTGAAGAACTTCCAAAAAAGCTTCAATCAGAAATGTCAAAGCCGTCTGCCAATCCAGAACTCAATCAAAAAGTCTTTGATGGGGATATTACAACTCATAAGCAATACAAAGAGTTAGAACGCCAACTCAAACTAGCAGAAGCTGACAAAGAACGGTTAAAACAACAAAATGAGAGACTAGCCGAACAAGCCTTGAGTGCTAAAGTCGTTGAAAAAGAAGTCGTAATCGAAAAAGTTCCAGATGATTATGAATCTACAAAGCAACTTAACCGGACTTTACTAGATAAAAATAAAGAGCTTTCCACAACACTTGAAGAAGCTGAATGGGAGCTAGATAGTAAAAAGCTTGAGTTATCGACAATAAAGCTTGAGTCACAACGAGCTATTGAAGTAACAAACCAGATTCGTCACCTCGAGGGCAAAAAAGAAAAACTTGAGAACCTTGTTACTTCGATAAGTGAGCTGTCCTCAATCATTAGTGACGTGCAAAACTTCTTCGATACGAAAATGGCGCCACTTCGTTTTAAGCCAATTATCAACAATGTCAATGCACATTATTCAGTTACGGAAGTAACCAAGATGGTTAACACAGTCCAGTCTTGGTGTGATGAAATGTACAAAATCATTCCATCCGGGAATAGAAAAATTATAGAAGAGGTAATAATCAATGAGTAAAGAATTATCAAAAATGAACGAAAAAGACGCTCTTGAAGTCGTCAAAGGAATGACGCTTGAAGATATGATGATTGAGGTTTTATCTTCTCAAAAGCAAGTAAAAGCTTCCCAAGAAGCCATTAAAAAAGATGTTGAAGAAGTTCGGTCTTTAGCAATTGAAATTGATAAAAAAGTCCACATCGACGATGTAGAAGCTAGTGAAATCAAAAGTATTATCAGCAAACAAGCTTATGGTTTTGCTAAAGAATATTTTGACGCATCAGGTAAAATCGCTAGTCAAAACCTATTTGCATCTAAAAAAGGTCAGTTCATCCGTTTGCAACATTCACGATTGAAACATCATTTCAATGTGACGAAGTACACTCATATCAAACATACAGAAGCAGAAAAAGCGTTCTCTTATTTAAAATCACTAACATTTGACAGTTTCTCATTGTTTGAAATTCGTGAAACACCAAAACAAAAAGAAATTATCGCTTTAGAAAAAGGCGATGTAGCTTAGAAAGGAGAAGGGATGGAAGAAATTTTAAGCAGTTGATCACTGAAAATATCTTAGAATTTTTAGGTTCTGACTATGGAAAAGGTTTCTTAACCGGCATAAAAATTGCCGTTGAGATTATTGCCAAACAAATACCGACACCTTCAGAAGAGGATATCGGTCATGATAGTTAATTTTTGCGCTGCTGTTCGAAAGCTTGTTTTAAATGAGTTGCCATCATTTGCTGAACAGCAAGAACGAAATCCATACTATGGAGCGTTCATACAAAATCAAAGTGTATATCACTAAGGAGAAAGAACATGATTACTATTTTAAAAGAAATAAACCAAACACTAAAAGAAATCCTAGCAGAATTAAAAGAACCTACTGTGGTAACAGTAGATTCTGAAAAGTTAAGTAATACGCTAACTACTGAACAGAAGATACGCCGATTATCTGGTCAATAAACAGAACAACAAATGGAAGGTTCAAAGTAGATTCTTTTGATGTTGACAAAGTAGCATCAACAAGCAACATAAATCTTTCGTTGTCATCTTTATTTTCTTTACGATATTCCAAGAATTCAAGGACATGAGCATACTTGGCTTTATCAGGATTTTCAGGTAATAAAGTTCCAGTGAATATTCCACTCGCTGTAATCACATTAAGCTTACAATTGCTTTTTTCCGAAAAAATAGCGACATCTGCAATAAGATTAGTTTTTAAAACGTCGTTCATTATAATCACCTCCTTTCGAGATGATTATACCACTAAAAAAGTCCGACGGGAATCGGACTCAAAACAAACTTAATTTACTTAATTATATCACAGAAAGGAAACAATATGCTAGCAAAACTTAAAAGCGGTATCGAAGTACCTTACGAAGAGCTTTGGCTTAATGATAACGACTTATCCGAATTTATTGGAAAGTCATTTGACCAAACGCAGCGATTACTAAGAAAGATGTACAAAGACAGAAATTATCGCAAATACATTGACAAGGTTGGCGGTCGTTCAACAAAAGTTAAAAAATTTGAAGAATGGAGAAAATTACAAAATGAAAAAATTATTTAACTTTATTTTCGCAAAACAAAAAAGAAGAAAGACCAAAATGGACAATTGAAACACATGTCTAAACGGGAAAGTGCTATATGACCTAGCAGACGTCAATAGATCTCTACGAACAAGTGGATCGAGAAAAGGAGTATGATATGGAAAATCCAATGACAGGAGTAGCAATACTAGCATTTATCGCTTTACTTGCATATCTCGGCAATCGCAATAGCAATCAAAAGACAATTACTAAGACTGTTGAGACGGTGTTAGATAACTACCAAGTTGTGCGAAAGGTTGAGAGACCAAAACGCACGGATTTTATAGAGTTACCTACCCCAGGATCATGCGGGAAAGTTTGGGGCAAGGATAGACCTTTTTAAGGAGTATTGAATGGCAGATAACAAAAAGTATTACTATCTAAAATTAAAAGAAAATTTTTTTGAAAGTGATGAAGCAATCATTTTAGAAAGTATGCCTGACGGCTATATCTATAGCAATATTTTGCTCAAGCTATACCTAAGAAGTTTAAAAAATGACGGTTTATTAATGTTTAACAACCTTATCCCTTACAACGCACAAATGCTTGCAACGATTACAAGACATCAGGTTGGCACTGTCGAAAAGGCTATTCAAATTTTTAGAGACCTACAACTAATTGAAATTCTTGATAATGGTGCTATATATATGACAAATATTCAAAATTTTGTCGGAAAATCAAGCACTGAGGCTGACAGGATACGAAAACTAAGAGCAAAAAATAACAGTGGTGTACAAATGTTGTACAAATGTACACCAGAGATAGAGATAGAGAAAGATAAAAAGATAGATATAAATATAGATAAAGAGTTAGAACTAGAACAAGATAAAGAAGATAGGTTTGTTGATGTTGTTGAAGCAAATCTTGGTAGAGGTCTTGTAAAGTTTGAGTTCGACATGATTAATGACTATCTCATTGGACAAAATGTCTCAAAGGATTTGTTTTTGGAAGCTGTTAAAGTAGCAGTTGCTAATAATGTCCGCAAATTTAATTACATCGCTCGCATTTTGGATAATTGGATTAATGATGGGATAAAGACTCCTGAACAAGCATATCAGGCTCAAAGAGACTTTAAAGCTAAAAAAGCTAACAAAACAATGCAATCACAATCCAACGTTCCTAGCTGGTCTAATCCAGACTACAAAGGACCAGATTTAAAAGAATTTGCACTAGGAAGCATAGACGATATAGAAGATGGATCAGGAGATTTTTAATTTTTTTAACAAACAAATCAAAAAAGATTTTGGTAAAACGGCGAGTAAAGAGACTTTTGCTAAGTTTGCTAGTTACTGCGCCGAAGGAATCGAAAAAAATGGAGTTAAGCCAATTTTTAATTGGATAAACCTATACGCTTTTGGAACCGGTATGACAACAGCAGAAGCAGACCGATTAAGAATAGAGCGATATAAACAGGAGAATACGTTATGACAAAACAACATAGAGAAACGCTTATCTGGTACCGAGCAAGTCATCAAGAGCGTGAGAAGCTGCTTGATTTTGGGCTAGTTGATAAATCACAGTACGTGACACTATTGCGGCAATTGCGCAAGAAATATGCGATTTAGGAAGGGATATATGGTTGAAATCAGAATTAACGGTGAGTCAATCACATTTGATAGCAATTTTAGGGATGCGCTTATATTTACGGTAGATCACCTAAAAAATTATGACGATCCTTCTTTGAGGCAGACTTACAACGAGTTTAAAGATTATACAGACGAGGACTTGATGGGATATATCAGCACAGAATTTGATGTAGACCCGGAAATGTTTGTTGATACTAATTCAGACAGCAGATGGAAAATTAAACAACGAATTTTAGAGGACTGACTGTGAACGAAGAAATATATGAGTCTAGTCGTTACTGGCAAAGTAGATACAGCGACTTGATGTCTGATTATCTTAAAGAAGCTGAAGAAAATATAGAGTTAAAGAAACAGTTGAAGAGATTAAAAGCCGAAAATTGGCAGCTGAAACACAGAAAGAGGAAATAAATGGCTTATTTATACGAGTTACAGGGTATTTATGCGCAATTATCAGCTATGGATCTTGATGATGAAACATTTCAAGACACTTTGGATAGCATCGATTTTCAATCAGATTTAGAGAATAATATTGAATATTTTGTAAAGATGTTAAAAAATACACAAGCTGATATTGAAATGTACAAAAACGAAAAAGAAACTTTTTACAAAAAGCAAAAGCAAGCAGAAGCCAAAGCGGAAAAATACAAAGATACAATTAGGCTAGCAATGGACTTAAGTCAAAAGAAAAAAGTTGATGCTGGAATGTTTAAAGTATCTTTGCGAAAAAGTAAGAAGGTTGAGGTTTTGGACGAAACAAAAATACCTTTTGAATACATGCAAGAAAAAGTTGAATACAAACCAAAAAAAGATGAAATCTCAAAAGTTTTAAAATCTGGAATTGATATATCTGGAGTTCAACTAATCGAAACAGAAAGTTTACAGGTGAAGTAGATGAGCATGACTTTTGCAGAATTGCAGACAAAAATGCAAATAACAAAAACAACAAAACAAGGCGTTAAATATACATTTCGCAATGCAGAAGATATTTTTACACACTTTAAAACACTAAATAGCGGGTGGGAGTTAACGGTATCTGACGAATTGGTGGAATTGATCGGCAGAATTTTTATCAAAGCAACAGCAACAGCTAGACTTGGTGATGAACAACACCAAGCGACAAGATATGCTGAGTTGGACAGTGTGCCTGTTTTAAATACTAAAGACTATAAAACAGGAGAACCTAAACAAATACAACAAATGCAAGTTCCGCAATGGACTGGTGCAGTGAGTTCGTACGCAGGTAAGTATGCCTTGCAAGGGCTGTTTGGAATTGGTGAGGAAGATGTAGATGCGATTGTTACAGAAGATACGCAACGCAAAGAACAAAAAACCTCCCGACCGACAACCTCTAAAACTCCTAAAATAAGCAATATCCAAGTCGAGACTTACAAGTCTGATTTAAATGATATTGCGAAAGCCACAAACCAAAACGTTGAAGAGTTAACAAAATGGCTAACCGATACTTTAAAAGTGGGGACACTGGAAAATTTGCATACGGAACACATTGTTTCGGCAGACGAATTAATCAATAAACTCAAAAAGAAAGCAGGACTAAAAAATGATTAATAATATTGTACTTGTAGGTCGCATGACCAAGGATGCCGAACTTCGTCACACGCCAAGTCAAGTAGCTGTAGCTACGTTTACACTTGCAGTTAACCGCAGATTCAAAGAGCAAAACGGAGAGCGAGAGACGGACTTCATTAATTGTGTTATCTGGCGACAATCTGCTGAAAATCTAGCAAACTGGGCTAAAAAAGGGACTTTAATCGGTATCACAGGGCACATTCAGACACGCAATTACGAAAATCAGCAAGGGCAACGTATCTATGTAACAGAAGTTGTTGCGGAAAATTTCCAATTATTAGAAAGTCGCAATAGCCAACAACAGACTAATCAAAGCGGCAATAGTTCTAATTCTCATTTTGGCAATGCCAACAAAATGGATATTTCAGATGATGACTTACCATTCTAAATATGACGAAGCCGCGGAAGCAAAGGATATATGCAATATATGACGACGACAAGTTTGTCGACGTTGGCACAAAAGAAGAGTTATCAGCACGGCTTGGTATCAAAAAAGCAACCATAGAACAGTACATGACTAAATCTTATCAAGCTAGACCTAGCTCAAAAAGAATCGCTATTTTTGTAGGAGTTGAAGAAATTGAATTTTAAAACAGAGTTTGAGATACCAGTAGAGCCAAAACCACAAACAAGACCAAAATTTAGCAAGTGGGGAACGTATGAAGACCCTAAAATGAAAAAGTGGAGAAAACAAGTCACTGGTTGGATTGAAAAAAACTATAATGGGCCATTTTTTGATAACTGTGTAAAAGTAGATGTCACGTTTTACATGAGAGCGCCACAAACGCTAATAAAAGAGCCTACGGCACGCTCAAAAAGTAAAACCGTACAAATATATCAAAAATTTATAAACGAGCTTATATGGCACGTAAAGAAGCCTGATATTGATAACCTAGTTAAAGCTGTTTTTGATAGTATTTCAGACGCGGGTTATGACAAAATACAAAAATCGGGGATTGTCTGGTCAGACGATAATATTGTATGTGACTTAAGAGCAACAAAAAAGTATAGTCCAAACCCTAGAATAAAAGTAAAAATTGAGGAAATAGATGAACGAACTAACGGATAAATTTTATAGTATCTTTGATAGCAGTATTTTGAGACGTGTCAAAGAGTTAAATCTAGATGATAAAACATCAGAACGCTTAAGACTAAATATCTCAAATAACAAGCGTAGAAATATACTGCCAAGGCCTTACGTAATCGAAGCATTTAAAGATTATTTTGATAAAGACACTTATGTACAGATGTATCTCAAATCATATCGTGAGTATCACGATCCAAATGACCATGAAACAGAACTTTTTTGTAAAACTAAAAAGAGCGCACAAAGATACTAAGTTAGAGCATTACAAGCAGACTAAACGTCTGATATATGCAGCTATGAGTTTTTAGAGGTATAACACATGACAGATAAAATTAACGCAGAAACTATGCAAGTAGCATATAACGAAAACTATCAAACATTTTTAGCCAAAAACGCAGATTACGGAAATTCTTTCGAGAAGTCTCTAAACGACTTCGGATACATCGCTGGTATCGTTCGTATAGGCGATAAATACAACAGACTATATAATCTTATAAGCAGCGACAAAAACGTCTCAGAAAGCCTGTCAGACACGTTAAACGACATGGCTAATTATTGCGTGATGTTAGCGGTTTGGTTGGAGGAAGAGGAACGACACCGAAATTTAGAGCATGGAGGATAGAAATATGCCAAATTGGTGTGAAGGTGTTATAAAAATTAGAGGAACCAGATCAAATATCCTAAAGTACTTGAATGAAATCTTAGAAGTTCCTGTATCTAGCTATAGACTAGAAAAAGGACTAATTAAGTTTGATGATATAGATGAAGAATATTATAGCTTTGAAATTGAAGGTAGAGATGTTTTTTATTTAAAAGGCACTAAAAGAGCATTTATTAATTCAAAAAAAATCAATTTTTGCTTGACAAGTCCCGAATGTGATAAAGGAGAAACACATATTGTTACAATTGGTAATTTCAAACAAGCGTGGGCTATTATCCCTGAAGACTATTTAGAGTTATCGAAGAAATATGATGTTGACCTACATATTTTCGGTTTTGAGATGGGTATGGAGTTTACCCATGAAGTTGAGATTCATTCTGGTCAACTGATAAAAAATCGAGCTCTTGAGTATGAAGATTATACTTGGGAAGTGCCTTTTAGTGATTTAGGAGGGTAACAAATGAATATTGAAGAAGCGAAGAAAGCGATAAGAGAACTAGATGCGTTTAATTATTGCGATTTTAAAGGTAATTTAGTTAGAAAAATTGATGTATTGAGTATCCTCGACCAGATTGACCAACCTCAACCAGAAGTGCCACAAATGATAGCTGATGTTATTGAAAGCTTTGACGAAGATGTGAATTATTTGCACGAACATATGAGTTATCAGTCTGATGAAGTTAGAGAGTGGCTAACTCACAATGAACGTGAGTTTTATGAAGCTTGGCTAGCTTATCCAAATATCACAGTCGAAAAAGAAAATCTGTATACTGTTGAGATACCTAATCCGAATGAAAGACAGTTAAGTTTTGTGCTGATGAGACAGCTTAGCGGAAATGTAAGTATCAAAGTTATGCATAGAGATAACTTAGACTTACTAAAGATAGATAACAATTTACAACTCACAGAATCCGAAATCCGCAAAGATTTTGACTGGGCTTGGCAGTTTAGAAAAGATGTGACAGAATGAAAGAAAAAACAATTTTTATATCCAAAAAATATGCAAATGACTTTAACAATGACAAATATAATTTGTCCTCTGGCTATTATTTTAGAAGTGGTGAAAAACATGATATTGCTATTGTTAAATATGGTGAAAAAGATTATTTAAAAAATACTGATTTAGCATATGTTGTATGCGATAAAATCGTTGACGCAGACTCTATAGGCTTCGTTTATCATGGTGAATATGAAACTTGGCATTTTAAACTATTAAACACAGAAGCAAATTAAAGTCCCACGCAAGCGCCTAAGAGCCTGCAATGGCTCTGTGGGTCTACGAGCTGGAATACTCGTTAAACTTACCCTGGAAGCTTTCTGTAAGTATTCAGCTGCGTAGCGTGGAATAATCGTTACGTAGTTATAGAGCGAAATTTTTAGAAAGGGAAATATCCTCCGACATTTTTTTCATAAAAATCTAAAGTCTGTTATCGCTCACAGATGATTATACAAGCGTAATGCTGCAAATAAAGTGCTGACGCAAAACTAAAAATTTAATACTCGACAATTTAACAACAAAAATAAGTCAGCAGAGGAAGGAAAGGAGAACAATAAAAAAGCGCTCGTGAAAGCGCCATTCGGTATATATTCGTACAACTATTATATCATACGAGGAGCTTTCATGACGTTTTTTCCAGAAATTAATATACAAAAGACTAAATCAAACGCTAAGCGAAAACTAAGAGAGTATCCACGCTGGCGTAGGATCGCTAATGATGTAGATACTCAAAAAGTGACAGCCACTTATTCCTTTGAGCCTAGACAATCACATGGAATTCCTAGTAAGCCAGTTGAACGCTTAGCACTCAACCGTGTGTCAGCTGAACAAGAATTAGAAGCAATTGAGCAATCAGTTAGTATGATACTGGATCCAGAAAAGCGCAGGATTTTGTATGAAAAATACTTATCTCCTTACAAGAATGCAGATAAGGTTATTTATACAGAATTATGTATGTCAGAGAGTTTTTATTATGACACGCTAGATGCTGCATTATTAGCTTTTGCAGAGCTTTATAGGGAGGGTTCTTTGATTGTAGAGCAAGGAGTTTTTGACTAGTTTTTATACAGTAATACAATAGTTTATACATAAAAATATGTGTTAATATAGTATTATCAAAATAGCAAGAAGAGATAATCATTTACCAACTGACTATTTATTTAGTCGTCAACTTTAACTACTATCAAACTTGCTATTTTATGTATGTGGGACGTACAGGTTCGAATCCTGCCGTCTCAGTAGTGGTTATTTCAGCCACTAGAGCAATACAGCGGGCGTGGGACATGGAGCGGAGTTATAACCGTTTTTGTGTAGACCTTGTGGTATTAATCACGTTCGATTCGTGATGGGTCTATAGGCTTACTTTAAAAATAAGCACTAGTATCTCTACGGGGACCTTTGCGCCAAGTAAGACTAAACCGTTGGAACATGAACCGTGATTGGAAAACGGTAGAGGTAGCGCCTTGATAATTGGATTGTCGACGGTCTGATTATATGTGTCGGTTCGATTCCGGCTGTTCCTATAATTTATGGAGGTAAGATATGTCTAAAGGTTATAAAGTAGTTGATGTTGGTAGTAATCATGAATACGATGTTACGTTTGGCACATGCGAAGTATGTATGTCTTACGGTAACGAGGTTGATAATCCTTACATCGTAATTGAGAAACCAGATGGTACAAAAAAAGAGGTTGATATTTACTATTGGAGCTGGGGTGATTACTTCGAATATTACATTGATAATGTAGTAGAATTCTCGGCATTCTTATCCGAACAAGATATAGACGATGAAGAGTTTGAAGATAATAGCACATCGGTCATTATTGATTTAATTAATGAGTACGATTGGTCAAAAGAAAAAGATTAGTCATCACACTGTGGTGGCTTTTTATTATGCAAAAAAAGAACCACAATAGTGGCTCTTATGCTTGTAATTTTAATTCAAGTGCTTCAGTAAGGACTTGAGAAAAGTTGAGGTTTTTATCTTCGGCTGCGTTGTTCAACCACTCAGGAATAGTCACGTTTTTGCGTACCTTCTTAGAGTGATATTTTTTCATGTAGGCAATCATATCAATGCCAATTAAAGCAATATCAGAACCAAGATACTGTTCTTTTAAATCAGAAACGGAGCTCGCCTTTGGATAGTCAGTATAATCCTCAAGGGCAAAACCTAAGACTTCGACAGCCATTTCGTAAGCTTCTTGAAAGTCTTCACCTTGAGTGATTGCTTCAGGGACATCTGGAAATGTAACCATGATATAATCTGAGTCTTGTGTAAATATAGCTGGATAAACTAACATAATGATTCTCCTTTGATTATTGTGAGATAAGCAAGTCATCTTGTCAAGCGGATTATTTCAAACCCGCTTGTTTTAAGATGGTATCTTCAAGACCCTTACCAAGGTCTTTATTGTGCATTGGAACGATTGTTTGGTGTCCTAAATCATCACGAAGTTTTTTATGACTACCGTTTTGACTAATTTCATAAAACCCGTTCTTTTTAAGCAATTTAATCATTTGCTTAGGGGTCATTGGCATATTGCTTACCTCACTTTCTATACTTATATTATACACATAAAAGACATGTTTGTCAAGTAAAATACGCATAAAATACTTATTTTTTATTGGAGGTCAGGCAATGAGACCACAGAAATTAACTATCTCAAGAGGTAGACGAACAACTGTAGACTACGATGATAGGTCAGCTGAGTACAGAGATTATAATCGTAACAGATGGAAGTATGACAAGAAGACTAAACAATTTTATAACTCTAAGATTTGGAGAGAGACAAGCAAACAAGTCTTGTTGCAGAGTGATTATGTCTGTGCTATGTGTGGAGGAGAAGCAACTATGACTGACCACATTATCTCAGTTAAGAAAGATTGGAGTAAAAGGTTAGACTGGAACAACCTACAAGCGAGCTGTAAAGCGTGTAATGACAGTAAAGCGATAAGAGAAAGATGTAAAAGCCATGGCGAATAAACGGCTATAAAAAAACGATATACGGCACAAATGTTCGGAAAATACCCCGCTTGTTTTTGAACGGGCGTGTATTGTTCGTGTTTTTGAGAACGCGGCCTTTTTCGTGCAAAAAATTCCCTTTTTGAAATTTTTGAACTGTCAATTTTTGTGTAAAGGAGGTCCTATGGGGAGAAAATTAAAAGTAGTTGAAACGACAAAAAAACACCTTACTAAAGAAGAGAAAAAAGTCCGAGAAACCGCTCAAGAAAAGGCTTCTGACGGTCTTGCGAAATTGCAAGTAACACCACCGCGGCACTTAAACGAAGTGGCTAGAGCTGAGTATAGAAGAATTATAAATGACCTGCAGACCCTACCCATAAGAAACTTAGATAGAGGGCTTCTTGAACTATATTGCACATGGTACGCAATATATAAAGATGCAGTCAAAAAATTAGATGAAGTTGGCTATTTTGCGAATGATCCAGACAAAGGTTTAATTCCGAGTCCGCTTATTTTAACACTGGAAAAGGCTACAACTAATATCAGAAGTAGTGCTAGCCAATTAGGTTTAACAGTTGACAGTCGTATGAAAATGTTTATTCCTAAAGAAGAGGAAAAGCCCAAGAGTATTTTTGATAAATTTGGAGGATAAAAATGAAGCCGGTTAAAGAATTTACTATTAAATGGTTAGGGAACGACAAGTTTCCGATTGTTGAAATCAACGGTGAGAAAATAAATAGCATCACTAAAATAGTTGTTAAATACGATCCAAATGACGCCCAAAATAATCCATGGGATAATGGCTTTTTAGTGGAGTGTATTGGCAAAGAAGGTGGTCGGTATTATAAGCAAACGATAGGGCAGTCGTTTGGCGTAGGTTCGTAGGTGATAAAAGTGGAATACGATTATTCAGCAATCAGCGACATCTATAAAGATGACGCTTTTTATTATGCAAAAATGGTTGTTGACGAAGAGATAAAAGCAAGTCAAAAAGTTTTCAAAGCATGCTTGAGACATTTGAATGACCTCAAAAAAATAGGCGATGACAATTTTAAATTTATTTATCTACCAGAAAAAGCGGCCGATCCAATTCATTTCATTGAAATTTTACCAGACGTCAAAACTGGAAAACCATATCCGTTAGCCAAATTTCAAAAGTTTATTATATCTAATCTGTATGGATGGCGTAAAAAAAACGACCATTCTTTGAGACGATTTAGAAAAGCTATGATTTCTGTTGCTCGTAAAAACGGTAAAACAATTCTAATAGCTGGTATTTTGCTTTATGAATTTTTGTTTGGTCATAACCCATCTATGAGCAGACAACTATTTTGTACGGCTAATGACCGAACACAGGCTAAAATAGCTTGGGATATGGCTAAAAAGCAACTATCTTCTCTAAGAGGTAAAGATGAAGATGTTAGAAAAGCCACTAAAATTGTTAGGGACGAACTCAAAAATTTGCATGACGAATCCTATATTAGGGCCCTTAGTCGCGATACGGGAGCGGTTGATGGATTTGAACCTTATGTTGGTGTCTTAGATGAGTTCGCAGCATCAAAGACTAATGAAATGCTAGAACTTTTAGAATCTGGTCAAGGTCAGCTTGATAACCCGTTTATCTTGATTATTTCGACGGCTGGGGTGGATTTGAATGTCCCAATGCACACAATTGAGTATCCATACATCACTAAAATACTAGATGGAGAAATTGTAGATGATGGCTATTTTGGATATGTCGCGGAGCAAGACAACGAAGAAGAGATTAAAGATGAATCTAATTGGATAAAATCTAATCCAATACTCGAAGTAGAAGCTCTGCACGATAAGATCATGGACTATCTACGAACTCGTAGACGAGTATCTCTCGAAACAGGGGAAATTAATAAAGTCCTGATTAAAAACTTTAACATGTGGCGTCAATCTAGCGAGGAATCCTATATTGACAAGCAATCTTGGGAACTTGCTCAGATTGATAAACCAGACACCACAAAACGCAGAGTTTGGCTAGGTGTTGACGTCGGTCGTGTTAGCGACTTGTTCGCTATCACACCAGTCGTTATGATGGATGACTATTGGTACATCGATAGCTTTTCTTTTGTTGCTACAAAATATGGTTTAACTGCTAAAGAAAAGCGGGATGGTGTATCTTATAGTAATTTGGAACGTCAAGGTTATTGTGAGATAACAACACTTGAAAGCGGGGTTATTGATGATGAGCGTGTCCTAGAAAAAATTGAAGAGATGGTCTATACCAACGAGTGGGAAGTTAATGGAATTTGCTTTGACCCTTATCAGTTTGGAACATTACTTACAATGATTGAAAAAAGGCATCCAGAGTGGCCTCTGATAGAAGTTTCGCAGACGACAATGGTTTTGAACATGCCGACAAAACAATTCCGTGACGACCTCAAAAAAGGCAAAATAAAGCACTCTGGTAACCCTTTGCTGACCATGGCTGTAAACAACGCCTATATCAAGACTGATAACAATGGTATGAGGATTGATAAGAATAAGAATAGCAATAAGATAGACCCTCTGGACGCAGCTTTAGACGGGTATGCAGTTTGTTACTTAGAGCCATTTGATGGTTCTGGCTACTGGACAAGCGAAAAGATTCTAGGAGGAGAGACACTGTTTTGATTGGTTTTATTTTAAAAAACATACATACATTAATCTTATTAGTTGGACTAGGACTGTTAATATACGGTCTTTTTTTGTTTGGCGATAAAGTCGGCTTTATATCAAGTGGTCTTATCTTGGTTATTTTAGCTATCTACGTAGATAGCATAGGAGGAAGAAAATGAATAAACGTATTAAGAAAAAACGAAAAATTGAAAAAAAAGTAGCGTTACTGATTGCAGAAAACGCATTGCAAGCTGATGCGCTAAGGAATCAGCATAAAAGAATTGAGCAACTCGAACAAATTGTAGAACACAATGCTCAAGCAACTAATAATGAGTTAAGTCGCATCAAGAAAAAACACAAAAACCGCTGGAAAAAGTAACAGACCTCTAGAAAGGAGGTGAGAAATCTATGAGTTTTTTTCAACCTTTGGGGAGTTCAAAGGTATCTTACGATGACTATGTAGCATCTGTTCTGGCCGGCGATATCTCTCAAAAATATTTAGGAGTGTCGGCGTTAAAAAACAGTGACATTTTGACAGCGACGTCTATTATTGCTGGAGACATTGCTAGGTTTCCGCTCGTTAAAAAGGATATTAATGGCGACATCATCCACGATGAGGATATTAATTATCTTTTAAATGTTAAATCCACAAATAATGCGAGTGCTAGGACTTGGAAATTCGCTATGGCAGTCAATGCCATTTTGACCGGCAACTCCTTTTCTCGCATTTTGCGCGATCCAAAAACAGGTCAAGCGCTGCAATTTCAGTTTTATAGACCATCAGAAACAACAGTCGAGGAAACGGACAATCATGATATTGTCTACACTTTTACTGACACTTTGACTGGTAAAAAAATTAAATGCTTTGCTCATGATGTCATACACTGGAAATTCTTTAGCCATGACACAATTTTGGGAAGGTCTCCGCTTTTATCTTTAGGAGATGAGATAGACCTACAAAAAGGTGGTATCAATACCTTAATTAAATTCTTCAAGGATGGATTTTCTAGCGGTATCTTAAAAATGAAAGGTGCTCAATTAAGCGGTGAAGCACGTAAGAGAGCCAGAGTTGAATTTGAAAAAATGCGCGAGGGTGCAATTGGTGGTAGTCCTTTAGTATTCGATGATACGCAAGAATATACACCACTTGAAATTGATACTAACGTGTTGCAACTAATCACAAGTAACAATTTTTCAACCGCTCAGATTGCTAAAGCTTTGCGGGTCCCTAGCTATAAGCTTGGGGTTAATAGCCCAAACCAGTCTGTTGCTCAACTTATGGAGGACTATGTCACAAATGACTTGCCTTTTTATTTTGACGCAATTACAAGTGAGTTAGGTCTTAAAACACTAAACGACAACGACAGGCGTCTCTATCATATCGAATTCGACACACGAAGTGTCACAGGTCGTAATGTTGATGAAATTGTCAAGCTGGTTAATAACCAAATATTAACACCTAATCAAGGCCTTGTCGAACTTGGTAAGCAAAAATCTACAGATCCTAATATGGATAGGTATCAGTCGAGCCTAAACTACGTCTTTTTAGACAAAAAAGAAGAATATCAGGACAAGATTGGTATCAAAGGGAAAGGAGGTGAGGTAAATGCCAAAGAGGATAAATCTTAAAGGGCCACTAATTTCAAATAATTCTCAAGAAGTTTACGACTATTACGGAATGGAAGCTGTTAGTGCAAAAAGTATTTTTGATAACCTTCCCGAAGACAATAGCGATATTGTTTTGGAAGTTAACTCAAATGGTGGTCTTGTTACAGTCGGAAGTGAAATCTATACGGCTTTGCGAAATTATAAAGGAAAAGTAACCGCAGAAATCACTGGTATGGCTGCAAGCGCAGCATCAGTGGCTGTTATGGGAGCTGATAAAGTCGTCATGAGCCCAACCGCTCAGATGATGGTGCACAAAGCACTTTTTAATCGGGTGTCTGGTAATAGCGATGTTCTAGACAAAGCTTCTAACGCTCTGAAATCTAGCGATAAAGCTATCGTGAATGCCTATGTCGCAAAAACAGGGTTATCGGAAGATGAAATCATGGATTTGATGCGAAATGAAACGTTTATGTCCGCTCAAGATGCCGTAGAAAAAGGTTTTGCTGACGAAGTGATGTCGTTTGAAGCAGTCGCTAGCATTGATAATTCGATGTTGCCGCAAGCGGTAATTGATGATTATTACGCAAGTAGAAATAAACGTAAAAAAGAAATTAGCAATATGTTGCTAGAAATCGAAAAAGAAGAAATTTTACAAGGGCTATAGGCTCATTTTTTATTGGAGGAATTTATGTTCGAAGAAAAAATTAAAGAAATTAAAGCGACTATCGCTGGCTTAAACCAAACAATTGCTACGAAAACAGCAGAAGTAAAAAACTCTTTGGAATCAGATGACCTTGAAACTGCTCGCTCAATTAAAGCAGAAGTTGAAGAAGCTAAAGCAAGCCTAGCAGAAGCAGAAAACGACTTGAAATTATATGAATCTAGCATTGAAAAAGGCGGTGCAGAAAATACTGGAGGAAAAGAAGTGCCACAAGAAACTAAAACATACCGCGAAAGCGTTAACGAATTTATTCGTTCAAAAGGAACAGTAACTAACGAAACTTTGCGTTTTGAAGGGAAAGACGAGGTTCTTATCCCACTTAACCAAACAACTCCTGTAGATCCTAAAACGGACGGTGTTAAGAAAAAAGATGTAAAACCTGTCTCTAGTGAAGAAATTTTATATACACCAGCTCGTGAAGTTAAGACAGTTGTTGATTTGAAACAATTCACTAGCATCCACCCAGCTAAAAAAGCATCAGGAAAATGGCCGGTATTACAACGTGCAACAGAGAAAATGGTAAGCGTTGAAGAATTGGAAAAAAATCCAAAACTAGGCAAACCACAATTTAAAAACGTCGAATGGGAAATTAAAACTTACCGTGGAGCTATCCCGTTGTCTCAAGAGTCAATTGACGACGCAGATGTAGATTTGGTTGGTATTGTTGCTGAAACAATCGGTCAAATGAAAGTTAATACAACAAATGACGCTATCGCAACAATTCTCAAAAAATTCGAAACTAAGACAGTAAAAAACTTAGACGAAATCAAGAAGCTTCTCAACGTTGATTTAGACCCTGCTTACAACGTGTCGTTTATTGTATCTCAAAGTTTCTATCAAACAATGGATACACTAAAAGATAAAAATGGTCGTTACCTATTGCAAGATTCAATCACTTCTGTTTCTGGGAAAGTATTTCTTGGAAAACCTGTTTTTGTCTTATCTGATGACGTAATTGGTAAAGACTCGGCTTTTGTCGGAGATTTTAAACGTGGTGTATTATTTGCTGATCGTAAAGACTTAGGGCTTCGTTGGGCAGATAATGAAATCTACGGTCAATACTTGCAAGCTGTGCTTCGCTTTGGCGTTTCTAAAGTTGATGACAAAGCTGGATACTATGTGACATTCACACCCAGCGAAAGCCTCTGAGAAAGAGGCGAAACCAACTAGTAAGAGCACTGTAGAAGAAATCAAACGCTATTTAACAAGTCAAGGAATTGACTTTAGTGGTAAGACATTGAAATCAGATTTACTTGCACTAGCAGGCGTTGAAGAGGTATAGCTATGGCTGTATCGAAAGAGTTATTAGACAGTGTAAAGCTCTATTGTAAAATTGACTTTGATTTTGAAGATGACATCATCGAAGAAATGATTAAATCGGCACAGGAACAAATCTGTTTTGCGATAGAAGATGGCTCAACCGCAGACACGTTCAAAGATAGCGCTAAATTTGCGTTAGCTGTAAAAAAACAGGTTAAGGAGGAATACGATCACCGTGGTCTATCTGCGGATAGTAATCGCTATCCGCTTGCTAACGGTGTTCTGAACATTATCCACCAACTCAGACTGAGGGGTGGTGACGCATGATAACGCGGAAGATGAATGTTAGAATTACTATCTTTAACCAAACAGGCGGACAAAACGAAGATGGTGAAGTTGTAGACAACATTCGTGAAGATTTGTATACCTGTTGGGCGGAAGTTATAAAAACGCAACTGAGAGATTTTAATTATCAATCGAAATTTCAAAATGCAAGTGATTTGCCTACAAACAAAGATACAAAAACGTTTTTAATCAGATACAATCCTAAATTGTCCATCGATAACACTATGTTTGTCGATTTTAACAAACGTATATATAAGATTGACAAAATTGAATTGGACGAGTCTGGTAAAGATATTACTATGATTAGCGGGGTTAGCATGTCATGACAAAAGGACTTGATGGTATTTTGGATAATCTTACTAAACTTGAGGTTAAAGCGCCTAACGCTGCGAAAGGAGCGGTTACGCAGGTTGCTGAGGAGTTCGAAAAGGCTTTGTCTAGAAATACACCAATAGATTATTCAGTTTATGTTACTAAATTGAAATATGATACTACGACAAGTGGTTTCAAAGGAGCTAACGTCGGCATTATATCAAAAGATATCGGTTACGGTCGAAAAACTGGTTGGCGCGCTCATTTCCCGAATAGTGGGACAATCTATCAAAAAGGACAAGACTTTGAGGAAAAGACTATCAATGAGATGACGCCGAGAGCAAGAGAAATTTACGCTCAAAAAGTTAAGGAGGGACTTGGGCTTTGATTGCTGAGACAACAGCTTATAAATTATTAAAAAACGATAGGACATTGAACGAGTTGTTGGATAAGCTCAGAGGTGGTCCTTTTAAAAATGGGTTTGAACAAGGTATTTTTACTTACGATATACCAGACAACCCAATTGATGTACGAAAAGTAGAGCTAGCCCCATTTATGCGCATAAATACGACGTACGATGGACCATCCCTATATGCGGATGATGATATGGTTAGCAATGAACAACGTATTACAATCAATTTTTGGTGTAAAACGGCTTCTCAGTCTGACCAGATTGCGAAGTGTATAGACGATGTTTTAAAAAAAGGCGGTTTTGAAAGATATACCGCAAATGAAAAGCCAAGATACAAAGATAGCGATATTGACTTACTAATGAATGTAAGGAAATACCGCTATTTTGATTTTTATTAAGAAAAGAGGAACTAAATGGGAAAAGTAAAATTTGGACTACGTGATTTCCAGTATGCAGTGCTTGGAGATGATGACAAAGTAAAAGAAAAAAAAGATGGCGTCAAGCCATTGCCTGGGATGAAAGCAGCGAAACTTGATATTACTAACGAGTTAGTGACAGTTATGGCAGATGATGGACCGTATGTTGTTTTATCTGGCGGTATTACGGAAACTAAATTAGAAATTGAGGTGTTAGATTTGACGTCCGAAGCTCGGCAAGCTTTCTTTGGTATAAAGGCAGAAAATGGTATTGAAAAATACAATAAATCGCTCACGCCTAACAATGTTGCTTGTATGTTTAGAACAAGTGATGAAAATGGCAAAGCGATTTGGGTTGGCTTGCTAAAAGGTAAATTTAACATTCCAGGCATGGATACAAAAACAAAAGAGGGTGCACCTAACCCAGAGGCAGACAAGGTAACGGGTAACTTTGTGGCTCGCGGCGAAGACGGTGATGTTATCGTTATCGGTCGCGAAGCTGCAAGTGATTTTAATTTAGAAACATTCAAAGGAATGGTATTCCCAAAGTCGTAGTGGAAGACCATCGAAGTTCTGATGGTCTTCCTGATAGTCGCCACGGAGATGAAGTTGTTTAAGGTTGGATTTTAAATCCAACCTTTTATTTTTGATAAGGAGTAGATATGTACGAAATTACACTAAAAAAAGGCGGTGTTGATAAGACTTTTGCGAAGGATTTCATCAATGTTGAAGATAATCTATTAGCAGTTGAACATCAAGTTAGGCAAAGCGCTGTATTTAGCAGTGATGAACACCGCTTGGATGCAAAAGAGCACCGCAAATTAAACGAATCATACTTACAAATGTTTGTTGAAATGTACGGAAATCAATTTACTATCGATGACTTAAAACAGTCAGACATGACTGTTTTGGACAAATTGAATGATCTTTTTGTTGACGCTTTAGGCGGAGAAAAAGAGGAAGACGAAAAAAAGGAACGATAACTCCTCAAGAAGCTAAAGACAACTTGCTCTTGTGGATTCAGAGTCTGCTAAAAAATGGTTATACCATTTTAGATATCAAAAAAATGCGCTTATCAGATATAGAATTGATGGTGCAAGCACTAGAGATAAACTTTGCTGAAAAAGAAGAAGTGGTTGAAACAACCTTGGACAAGGCTTTTCCATTCCTTTTCGGCTAGAAAGGAGAATAGATGGGAAACATAGGTGATTTAGTAGCAACTGCAACTCTTGACATAGCGCCTTTTATGGCTAACACAAGAAACCTAAAAACTTACATGAAAACTTTAGATAACTCTCTTAAAGCTGTTGAAAATAGCTTTAAAGGTCACGGTAGTCGTGTAAAAGGACTTAAAGCTGTTTATGCAGAAACGGGTAGTGCTCTGAAAGGTTATCAAGAGTTACTTAAGCGACAATCACAAAAATACAGTGAATTAAAAGAAAGTATCGGTGATGTTGACAAAGCCACTGCCAAACAAAAAAAATCATTAATTAACGCCAAGTCGGCAATGATGGAGACTGCGGCAAAAGTTTCAGAATTGCAAAGTCGCTTAAAAGCACTCGCAACAGAAACAAGTGTTTTTACTCGTTTTGGCAACGCAGCAGAACAAGCTGGGAAAAAGATGAGGTCGTTTGGAGATTCTGTGTCTGGTGTTGGCGCTGCTTTTACTAAAGGGGTTACAGCACCTATTGCAGCAGGAGCAGGATATGCAATTAAAGCAGCAATTGAATATGAAGATGCGTTTGCTGGTGTGAAAAAGACTGTTGATGAAGTAAAAGACTCGAACGGAAAAGTAATTTATTCTTATGATATGTTGTCTAAAGGGATTAGGCAAATGGCTAAAGAGATACCAGCATCAACAACCGAAATATCTCACGTTGCAGAAGCAGCTGGCCAATTGGGTATTAAAACAAAAGACATCTTAGGGTTTACTCGTGTCATGATTGACATGGGAAAATCTACTAACTTGTCATCAGAAGAAGCTGCAACAGCATTAGCTAGGTTTGCTAATATCACACAACTAGATCCATCTAGGTACAGCAATCTAGGTAGCTCAATTGTTGAATTGGGTAACAACTTTGCGACAACTGAAAAAGAAATCGTTGAAATGGGTCTTCGCTTAGCTGGTACAGGTAAGGTTGTAGGATTGACAGACCCTCAAATTCTTGGTTTGGCAACAGCTATGAGCTCTGTTGGTATCGAAGCGGAAGCGGGCGGTTCGGCGTTTAGTCGTGTCATGCAAAAAATTAATACACAAGTGTTGTCTAGTGGCGAAGATTTGTGGAAGTTTGCAAAAATTGCTGGTAAATCCGCTGATGAATTTGCTGCGTCTTGGAAGAAAAATCCACAAGAAGCCATTATTGACTTTGTCAAAGGGTTGAAGCGTTTTAAGGATGAGGGCAAAGACGTAACCGCTTACCTAAAAGATATGGATATTAATTCCGTGCGTGAAATTGATACATTGCAACGTCTAGCAGGAGCAGGCGATTTGTTAGGAGATGCTTTTAAATCGGCTAATAAAGGTTTTAGTGAAAACAAAGCATTGATGAATGAAGCTAACAAACGCTATGAAACAACTGCATCTAAATTACAGATGTTAAAAAACCAAGTGAATGATGTTGCTATTGAATTTGGAGGACCTCTAATTGACGCACTACGCGATGGTTTAGAAGCGAGCAGACCTTTTATCAAAGGAGTAGCTGACTTAGCAAAGAGTTTTAGTTCTCTCGACAAAGAACAACAACGCCAAATCATAAAATGGGGGCTCATTGCAGCTGCATCTGGGCCTGCTCTATCCATTTTTGGTAAAGGCGTCGGTGTCATCGGTGGAACGATTCAAGGACTAGGAAAATTAAGCAAAACGTTAGGCACACTCTCCGGGAGTCTGGGAGCAGCAAAAACTGGAGCTGCTGCTTTAGGAGTTGGAGCGGAAGGTGCAACTACTGCATTAACTGGAATGAGTGGAGCGGCAGCATTGCTAGGGAATCCCGTAACTTGGGGTGTTGTGCTAGGAGGAGCTGCTGCGCTTGCTGTCGGATACTTTGCTCAAAAAGTCTACGAAGCGCACCAACGTACGCAAGAGTGGGGGACTAAAGTTAGTCAAGTACAAGCCAATGAACTGCAATCCTTTAAAGATAAGGTTGATCAAACAAATCAATCAATGGAAGGCTTTAGAGGGGGAGCTGAACAGGTTAACTCCGTGAAGACAGCGTTCCAAGGTTTAGTTGCTGAAATTGAAAAGCTAGAAAATAAAGATTTAAGCGAAAAAATCAAACTTGCAGAACAATTTGGTTTTAGCCAAGGTACGATGGACCAAATAAAAAAATCTAGCCGACAAACTGTAGAGAATGTTAAACAGATGTCTGATGAAGTTATCAATATCTATCAAAATGCTAGTAATGAACACAGAAGATTAACCGAAGAAGAAAAAGCTGTTGTATTAGCGAATCAAAACGAGCTTATCAATGTGCAACTGTCAAAATTGAACTACTCTGCTAAAGAGAAAAAAGCTATCGTAAAAGCAATGAATGGCGATTTAAATTCATTGAATAGCCAGCAATTAACCAAAGCTCTTGAAGTTACTGAAAAATGGATAAAAGCAGAAAATAAGTCATACAATAAACTCAAAAGTGGTCTTAAAAAAGTTTACGACTCTATAAAAGGTAATGACAAAGAGGCTGTCAAAACTCGCGAAGAGATACACAAGAAGCAACAACAACTTGAAGCAGACCATTACTTAAAAATGGAAGCTTACGGCAAGCGCTACGCTGCAATTCAAAAGAAATTGCTAAAAGGTACTGCTAAATATTTAGACCCTCAATTGCAACAAGCGATGGTTAATGATGTTAAAAAGCAAATGAAGGAGCTTGGTTTGTCTTACGAAGAGTTGATGACAAAGACAACCAAAGCGGCTTCAAAAGCGCAAGAAGTGAATACAATGTGGGCTAGAACCACTAAGAAATCTACAGAAGACCAAAAGCTTGCTAATTCGCAGTGGAACGGACTTGTCTGGAATCCCAAAACAGGTAAGTTAAAAACCAATGCTAAAGAGGAAGTAGCCAAGGCTCTTGAAGCGGAAGGTGGCTGGGACAGACTTAAGTTTATTGCTAAAAACGCAAACCTAGAAACAAACGCTCGGATAACCATGGCAGAAGTACTTGTAGAGACTGGCAAATGGGATACCCTTACTCCAGAAGAGAAAGAGTTAGTTGTTGATGGGCATCAAGGTATTCAAGCTATAGTAGAAAGTAAGCAACATTTAGAAATATGGAATAGTTTGCCAGAAGAAGTTAAGCGGATTTTAGGGGATAACAAAGACTTCCTGAATAAAAAAGGAGTTGCAACACGAACTCTTGAAAATTGGAATGCTTTAAAACCAGACGAAAAAAAATTACTCGCTAAAAACTTAACAAAAAAAGGGAAAGATGAAGCACAAAAAACGATCAATAGCTTAGTCGGAAAAGAAGTCAAAGTGACAGCGGCTAATAAAACATTGTCCGGAGTTAACAGCGCTCAAAGAACATTAAATAGTGTGCAAGATAAACATGTCACTATTTGGGCGTCAATCAAAAAAACTGCGAGTGACTTATGGAGCAAACTAACAGGATACGCTGTTGGTACAGACTACCACCCTGGTGGACTTGCGATGGTCAACGACCAAAAAGGTTCTTTATATAAAGAGTTAGTAACATTACCAAACGGACAATCTTTTATCCCAGATGGACGTGACGTTATCTTGCCACTCCCTCGTGGTTCGAAAGTCATGAAAGCAAGTGCTACTCGTGATTACATGTATGACTTAGGAATACCAAAATATGCAAACGGTATTGGTTTTGACAACACTAAGATTGCTAATATCACGCAACGAATGAGCGAACTTCCTAAAAACACAGTGACTTCAACAACAGATGATAAGTTGTATTGGATGATTGAGGAAATGATTGCAGTTTTAAAATCTACTAAAGATAACAGCGTTATTGAGCAAGCTTTAGACATTGCAGAACAAGCAATAGAGCGTCCAGTAGAACTTTACTTACAGGACGGTCAGTGGGTAGCTAAAGTTGCGGACCGCATTACAAATTATCAAACGCAACGAAATAGTCGCAATAATCGAATGAAAGGAATGCTAAATTGAAATTTATTTATGACGGTGTAGACATGTCTAAATTTTTTAGGATATCTCGTGTTGAGCGGTCTATAGGAAATGAACGAACATTGTCGTTGAATGAGACGTTTCAACTTGGTACAGCTATTCGTGGCATAAAGACGGGCGCTAAAATTATCAAAGTACATATAGAGCCACTAGAAATAAATGGCGTTTTAACCGAGCAATTAAAACATGAACTTGCTGGTGTGTTAAATGTTGACAAGCCTAAAAAAATGACGTTCGGAGATGAACCAGATAAGTACTATCTCGGGCTTGCACAAGGTGAGATTTCGACAGAAAAAGTAGCAAGGTGGTATCAGAGGGCTGTTATCACTTTTTTAATTCCAGATGGCGTCGCTCATTCAACTACTTACAAAAAGTTTTTAGATTACACGCAAGATGGAAATAAACTAACATTTAAATTGCAAAACGAGGGTAACACCAATGCGTTGCCAATTATCAAAATAAAACACAACTCCGAAAATGGCTACATCGGCATCGCAAACGAAACAGGTGCTTTTGCACTTGGATCATCAGAAGAAGAAGACGGGACTATCGTGCATCGCAACGAAGTCCTTTTTGATTACTCAAAAGCGATAGCACAATCTTTGGATGGTGCGCCAAACGTCGCAAAACTTAATCACATGCCACCGACGTACGATACAGAGCTGAAACGGATGCGCATTGATAACATCTTAGGTTCTGGCAAGGGCGGTGAATATGTTGTTATTGGAAATAGAGGCACCACACCGGGATACACAGAACATGTAGGAACTCGCACATTTGACATTAAACCAGATTCTAATGGAGAGTATACGATGAACGAACATTTTTGGTGGCAACAGATTTTTATTGCTACTGCGCAGGATCAGAAAGGTTTTTTAAAGCTTTGTGTAACGGGAATCGACGATGAAGGAAATGACGAGTTTTTGTATGGAATCGAAACTTACAAACGGAAAAATGGTTTTGAAACAGAGTACAATTTTTTTGCGCTTGATGACGACGGTGTGGGTTGGAGATTTTATAAGCAGTTTAAATTCCAAGCAGACAGAAATTATCACAATCCTTTTTCAATGAATAGAAGTAGAGCGGTTGAGATTTTCAGGGAAGAAGATAAGTTTCGTATTTATTTTAACGGTGCGCATCATCATGTAACTGTTCCATCTCTTAAAGGGAAAAAATCCCGCAAGATACACCTTGCAATGGGAACATGTAGTGATAGTTCTAAATATATCAATTATAATCTTTTTGAAAAAGTTAATTTTGAAAAAATGGGAGTGTCTCATTACAACAATATCGTCAATAAATATCAACCAGGGGATGAGGTTATCATTAACTTTGAAAATGATACAGTCAAAACCAAAGAGCTTAATTCCTTACAGGACATGGTCTTAGGCTCTCAACCAATATCTATACCACCGGGAGAGTCAGAGTTGGTTATGCAGTTATCTAAATTTTCTCAGTCTGCACCAAATGTTGAGATACTTATGGAAGAGAGGTGGTTGTAATAACTCTAGTAATACACGACGCAAAGTTACATCCAGTTTTGCTTTTAGACAATGATAAACAAGGAGCACTTAATTATTATGATGATTTGTGGACTAGACAGCTCACAACTGGTTCGTCAGCCTTTGAGTTTTCAGTTTATAAAAAAACGCTGTTGGGTGACAATCCACTTAATCACAAATATCACGCACTAAACGATCAAGCATTTGTCTCTTTTGTACACAAAGGTAAAGTACAATTGTTTAACATCATGCAAGTCGAGGAAACAGAGACAAAAATACGTTGCCTTTGCGAAAATCTTAATTTAGAGTTACTCAACGAGTATTGCAACGCATATAAAGCAACTAAAGCGATGTCGTTTGAAGAGTATCTTGTAGCATTTGATATTTTAAATTGGGGTGCTTTGACAATTGGCACAAACGAAGTCAAGGACAAAAAACTCACTTTGGAATGGACTGGCCAAGATACTAAGTTAGCTCGCTTGTTATCGATTGCTAATAATTTTGATGCAGAAATTGAGTTTGAAACGCAACTACACAATAACCACACTTTTAAAGCTTTTATAGTAAACGTCTATAAAGAATACGAAGAAGGAAAGTCATACGGTGTTGGTCGTGACAGAAGTGACACTGTGCTTAGATACCAAAAAAATATCGCTGGTATTACTAAAAAGCTTGATAAGCGTCAGATTTATAACGCAATACGTCCTTACGGTAAAAAGACTGTAAAAGGTGAGCGTGTTGTCTCTAATCCTGTTACACGTAAAGTCACTAAGACAGTTGGCTCTAACAAGACTTACTTAGGCGGCGATATTAAATATTACGGTCACACAATCAAAAAAGCCAACGTACAAGCGATTATAAACTATGCTGTACAATACAACATTTTGCCAAGTGGCATCATTACACAGCTTTATTTAGAGAGTTTCTGGGGTGATTCGACAGTTGGTAAACGTGACAACAATTGGGCAGGTATGAGTGGAGGAGCACAGACACGTCCTAGCGGAGTAAAAGTCACTACTGGTATGGCTCGTCCTGCAAACGAGGGCGGAACGTACATGCACTATGCAAGTGTAGATGACTTTTTAAAAGATTACACTTATCTTTTAGCAAAACAAGGGATTTATAATGTCGTCGGCAAAAAGAATATAGCAGACTATACAAAAGGGCTTTTTAGAGCTGGTGGAGCTAAATATGACTATGCAGCAGCAGGATATCAAAGCTACACAAATTTGATGACTAATATCCGAAATGGTATCAATAAAGTAACTGGAAATATCCTCAATACGATTGATAAGCTGTGGCAGACTCCTGTAAAGCCCATAACCGCCGTAAACGTCGCTAGAAGAGCCACTAAAACAATACAAGCTATTAATGAGGCTACTAAGCTGAAAGGGCGCAGAATCGGTTCTGGACAGTGTTATGCGCTATCTGGGTGGTATGCAAAAAAATTGGATGGCGCTTGGATTGACAGCTCGGTTGGTGGTATTAGAGGTCGTATCGGAGGCGGTATGGCTGCTGCCTTAATCGGCACTGATTATAACTGGGGTGCTTATGGTTGGAAGCTAGACAGGTCGCCTAATGCTGGCAACTTGCAAGCTGGCGGTATCTATAATGTTAAAGCAAATTTTGGTGCTCCATTTTATACAACACAATGGGGGCACACAGGGATTATCAAGAGTGTGTCTAAAACAAGAGTCACTGTCTTAGAGCAGAATTACGCTGGACGCATGTATGTCATGGAAAACTCGTATGAGATTAACGCTTTTGCTAGAGGATTGCAGACAGTATGTTACCCTCGTGAAATAGCGCAAGGTATGTCTGTCAATGGTGCAACTACTCAGCAAGTTACTGGTGGAACACAGATATCGTACGAAGAAGTTGTACAAGAGGCGCAAACAGAAACATATGAAGAAGAACAAATCATCTATATTGACAACTCTATCTACAAAGAGTGGAAAGATGAAAACGGTAAAGTAGAGTACTATCTCAAAAATGGATTTTTGTACGCACCACTTTCAAGAGACCGCTATCCATCTGTTTTAACCGGTAATGAGACACGAGACAACTGGATACGAAAAGACATGGAAGTCGAGACTGATAGTCAAGAAGTCTTGATGTCAACAGGTCTAAAAGACTTAAAAGCACACGCATATCCAGCAATTACATACGAAGTTGATGGCTATGTTGACTTAGAACTTGGTGATGTTGTGCGGATACAGGACGACGGATACGAGCCACCGCTGATTTTGACAGCACGAGTAGTTGAGCAAGAAATATCCATAACAAATCCCAGCTCTAACAAAACTAAATTCAGCAATTTTGTCGAAAAAGAAAGTCAGTTAGCTTCTGATTTAATCAGTGATATGTTGCGTCTATACGATGAGTCAATTCCATACGAAATCAAACTAGCTACTTCGAATGGTGTCGCTTTTAAAAATGGCACTGGTGAATCTGTCCTAACTCCTAGCTTGCAAAAGAACGGGAAAGACTATGAAGCAGTTTATTTTTATAAAAATGGTGACTCGCTAATTGATATCGGACCATCGCTAATCGTTAAAGCAAGCGACTTTAACCACGTTTTAAATATAACAGTTGAGGCATATTTAAATGAGGAACTTGTAGCAAGCACACAAATATCATTTACAGACACTGAAGACGGTGCTGACGGGAAAGATGGCGCACCGGGACCACAAGGACCTCCCGGTGTAAACGGACTGCAAGGTCCAAAAGGTGACCAAGGCATTCAAGGTCCAGCTGGTGCTGACGGTAAAGCGACTTATACGCATATAGCATACGCCCTTGACGAGAACGGATCAACTGGCTTTAGTGTATCTGATAACGTTGGCAAAACGTACATAGGTATGTATGTTGATGATAATATCATAGACTCAAACGACCCTAAAAAGTACAAGTGGAATTTGATAAAAGGCGCAGATGGTGCTAGAGGTATCCAAGGTCCAGCTGGTGCTGACGGTAAGACACCTTACTGGCATGTAGCGTATGCAAACAGCTCAGATGGGACAGTTGACTTTAGCGTGTCTGATAGTGCAAACAAGCGCTACATTGGGCAATATACTGACTACGATGCAATAGATTCAAGTGACCCTAAAAAATACCGCTGGACTGACATGGTTGGGACGGTTGTCGTCGGGACAAACAATCTGATTGATGGTACAAAATCATTTTTTGGGACTGATTGGTTTACTTCTGCAACGCTAGAAGACGAGAACCTCTCTAATTGTCCTTTCACGCTTAAAAAATGGATTAGTGGGCAAAAAGTGTCGCATGCAAAAGATATCATGGTCGAGCAAGGTGTAACGTACACTTTTAGTGCTTATGTTAAACGTGAGGTAGCTGGGAATTTATATTTTTATCTTTATGATATAGCAGATGGTTTTATTACTAGCGATACCCCACGAGAGACAATTATAAAAAACGTTGACTCTAGTCTCAGACGTTTTGAAATCACTTTTACACCAACTAAGACAGGTAGGATTAGACCAAGGTTCGCGATGGTGTCATCGGAGCAAGGTAGTTTCAGCTCTGGTGGGTTTATGCTCGTTAGGGGAAATAAAACAGGCGACTGGCAGGAATCAGAAGCTGATAAAGCAAGTAATCTTGATTCAAAAGCTGACGAAGCGTTTACAGTTGAGCAACTAAATGCACTCGCTGAACGTGCTCGCATCGCAGAAGCTGAATTGCAATCTAAAGCAACGTTAGACACAGTCAACGACTGGGTTAAAGCATTGCAAGACGAAATCAAAGCACGAGAGGGAGGACAAAAGTTATCAGAACAAAAACTGATAGACTTTTCTAATCGCATGATAGCAGTACAGCAAACAATTGGGGAGATGCAGATACGCACTGATTTTGTTAATAAATTTATGAGTCAGTCAGAGGACGGTCTTGTAATCGGACAAAAAGATGGAACGTCAAGCGTTAGAGTTGATAACGATCGCATCAGTTTTTACTCAAGTGGTAAAGAAGTAGCATATATAGCTCAGAGTGTGCTTGTTATTGATAGCGGTATTTTTACAACTAAACTGCAAATTGGACGTTATCGTATTGAGCAATACGAACTAAACGCTGATATTAACGTCGTAAGATATGTCGGGTAGAAAGGAGGATAGATGACAACATATTATAGTAACTCTGACAAGAGTTATCGCTTAACTTATATTGTTGACGAGGTTTCAACGTCGGTTGCAGACAATAGTAGTCAAGTAAGGTTTAGGCTCTATTTGACTTCTGGCACTAACAGTTACGCTCAGTATAGTTTTGGTGGATATGCCTGGGTGGGTGCTAAATATGACTTTAACGCACCTTCCTCTATCGGTTTTAACGGCAATCAATTGTTGATTGATAAAACTATCAGAGTTCCACACGATTCAAATGGAGATGAAATAGTCGTTGTTGCTGCTAAATTGCTAGGTCCAGGTGGATACGCACCCGGAACGTTGACGATACCAGACCAACAATTTAAACTAACGAAGCTATCTCGTGCAAGTACTGTATCTGTATCTAGCGGCTATTTTGGAGATGCGCTAAATGTTAATATCAATCAAAGTTCAAGTGATTTTACACATGATGTAAGATACAACGTGAATGGTATCACTGGAGTTGTTGCTAGTGATATAAAAGGTTCAACAACTTTTAAAACAAGTTTAGATTGGGCTAATACGGTTCCAAATGCAACTAGCACACCTGGAACAATATACGTTGATACAAAATCTAACGGTTCTGTCATTGGGACGTCAACCGCTATTTTTTATCTGACTTTACCTGATAGTGTTAAACCAACAATAGCAAGTCTTGTTTTATCGGATACAAATCAAAAAGCATCTGCATTAGTAGGTGCTAATAATTTTGTGCAAATTGTATCCAATCCAATTGTCACTTTTAATGGTGCTGTAGGAGCATATGGGTCGACGATAGCTAGTTATTATGCGGAGGTGGTTGGCAAAAACCAATCCACGCAGCAAAATGGTGGTCCGCTCGGGATATTTAACTTTAGTGGCAAAGCAACTATTAAAGCTACAGTTACAGATAGTAGGGGCAGGGTGTCAGACCCTATTACCGCAGAAGTAAACGTCATTCCGTACTTCCCACCTGCGTTCAGTTTTACCGTAACCAGAGCAGGCGCTAAAAATGACAATTTGGTTGTTACTCGCAACGCTAAAATTGCACCTCTTATTGTTGATGGCGTACAAAAAAATAAGATGATGTTGACTTTTAAGACAGCGCCACTCAATACAACTAGCTTTACAGTTGATACTTCTAACGCTAGTGGGACATATACGTCAACCGCAGAACTTGTTAACTCAACAGCAACTTTGAGTGGCACGTATGGACCAGATAAATCGTTTGATGTTTACGGCTTGCTAAGTGATTTGTTTTCTGTTAGCGGTGGTGGAACGCCTGTAAAACAGACCGTATCAACAGAATCTTTTCCGCTAGCATGGCACAAAAATAGCGTTGGAATTGGTACACTACCTAAAATCGATGATTCAGGTTCTTTAAACGTCGCTGGGAATATCTACTCTGATGGCAAGCCAATCCAACAAAAACAACTTGCTTTAAATAATGGTGGCTCTTTTAGACATGATGACACTGACCTAAATAGCTTGCAAGACACAGGTTTTTATTGTGTATTTAGAGGTGCTAATAGACCTGTAGGGGCAGGTCCTGGGTACGTAACAGTTGTAAGACACCAGACGGCAAACTATGCTTATCAACAATTTTACGACCGTACAAATAAAACTATATTTACGCGGTTGCTGGAAAACGGTGCTTGGAGCACATGGAGTGAGTACGCTAAAAAAGATAGCTTGCCTACAACGATAGACTCAGGCTGGCAGTCAATCGGCAATGGTTTTAGTTATAGGCAGACAGGCAGTACAGTCACCGTTAAGTACAACTTTGCGACGAATGGCATAGATAAGTTGACGGTTGGCTCTATGCCTACGAATTTGATACCTAGCGACATGATGTTTGCAGTAACGGCTTGGACTATACAACTCAATGTTTTAAATGTTCAAGTGAGCGCAGACGGTCGTATTCTGTGGTTTAATCCGTCAAAATGGACTGTTAACGTAAAAGGTCAAATTCAGTGGACAATTTAAAGGAGGAAAACTATTGGAAATTTTAAACAAATATCCTGTAATGTTAGAAGATAAAAGCATTGCAAAAGTTAATGCAATTGTGGCAGTTGATTTACCTCACGTAAGAGGTAACTTAACTTTTGACTTACCAGTTGACTTTGATAATAAATCTTTTGCAGAAACACTTGAAAAGTGTGAGCAGATATTTTACGACGAAAAGTATAAAGATAAAGCTCAGTCTGAAAAAATGACTGAACTAAGTACATCAACATCAACAGGCACACAAACACTTATCAATCTGATAAGTACGCTTTACGCAAAAGAGGTTTTAAAAGATGAAGATCTTATTGCTATTGGTTAGAATTTTTTTACAGGAAGAAGGGATAGATATGATGATTAAATTATTTGCGATTGACTTATATTATGGACGTATGGCTTGGTCAAGTTTTGTTAAAAAGGGATTTTCAGAGTTTATTAATAACAAAACAAAAGAGCAACTTGCAATTATGTGCGATGAAGAATTACTTGCTGAAATTTTAGCAAGTTAGTGAGGTAGTCGGATGACAGTAGAACAAGCAGAAAGAATCGCTCAATCACAATTTGTGTGGGCTATTCTCTTTATCTTGCTTTTTATGATTGTGGTTGGTTATCTGGTGCGAACGTCTGATAAGCGTGAGAAAAAGCTAATGGATTTCCATGACCAATCAAAATCAGAATCTAACAAACGTGAAGAGTGGCTCAAAGGTCACTTAGATAAAAATACAGAACAGTTACAGGACATTTCTCAGACCATTGGTGTTGTCCAAAAGGAGATGTCTTATATGAGTGACCGCATTGGTCGTCTAGAAAAAGAGGAGAAATAACATGATTAATTGGAAAGTAAGAATTAAAAACAAAGCATTTTGGTCAGCAATTATTCCAGCAATATTTTTAGTTGTACAAGCAGTTGCAAATGTTTTTGGTTATACACTTGAACTTAGTGATTTAGGTAATAAATTGTTAGTAGTTGTTAATAGTGTGTTTTCAGTACTTGTTATTGCAGGTATTGTTACAGACCCAACAACCGAAGGTCTTTCAGACAGTGAGCAAGCATTGACTTACCACGAGCCAAAAAAATAGGAGGGGACATGCGTGCAATCACTAAAATAGCAATGGTACTAGCAATAGCAATACTGTACATACCGCTTGCAGTGGTTGCTTTTTTTAGTTATCCGATTTATTTACTTTTTGGAAAGGAGGAGTAAATGGCAACTTATCAAGAATATAAAAGCAGGTCAAATGGTAACGCTTATGATATTGATGGGTCTTTCGGTGCACAATGTTGGGATGGCTACGCAGATTACTGTAAGTATCTAGGACTGCCATACGCAAACTGTACAAATACAGGATACGCAAGGGATATATGGGAGCAACGTCACGAAAATGGTATCTTAAACTATTTTGATGAAGTGGAAGTTATGCAAGCTGGTGATGTTGCTATTTTTATGGTTGTTGACGGTGTAACGCCTTACAGTCATGTAGCAATTTTTGACAGCGATGCAGGAGGCGGATATGGCTGGTTTTTGGGGCAAAATCAAGGGGGTGCTAACGGTGCATACAATCTTGTAAAAATCCCATATTCAGCAACTTATCCAACAGCCTTTAGACCAAAAAGCTTTAAAAACGCTGTTACTGTAACTGATAATACCGGTTTAAATAAAGGTGATTACTTTATCGATGTATCGGCTTATCAACAAGCAGATTTAACAACGACTTGTCAGCAGGCGGGCACTACAAAAACGATTATCAAGGTATCCGAGTCAATTGCTTGGCTGTCTGACAGACATCAACAACAAGCAAACACAAGCGACCCAATTGGCTATTACCACTTTGGACGTTTTGGCGGTGATAGTGCTTTAGCGCAACGGGAAGCAGACTTATTTTTGTCTAACTTACCAAGCAAAAAAGTATCATACTTAGTCATTGACTATGAAGATTCCGCAAGCGCAGACAAGCAAGCTAACACAAATGCAGTTATTGCATTTATGGATAAAATCGCTAGCGCTGGATATAAGCCTATTTATTACAGCTATAAACCATTTACGCTTAATAATATTGATTATCAGAAAATTATCGCTAAGTACCCTAATAGCATTTGGATAGCTGGTTATCCAGACTACGAAGTACGAACAGAGCCGCTGTGGGAGTTCTTCCCTTCAATGGATGGTGTTCGCTGGTGGCAGTTTACAAGTGTAGGAGTAGCAGGTGGTTTAGATAAAAATATTGTGTTGTTAGCAGATGATAGTAGCAAAATGGATATACCTAAGGTTGATAAGCCACAAGAACTTACTTTTTATCAAAAACTAGCTACTAACACTAAATTAGACAACTCAAATGTACCTTATTACGAAGCAACTCTTAGCACAGACTATTATGTAGAGTCTAAGCCAAACGCAAGTAGCGCTGATAAAGAATTTATCAAGGCAGGAACTCGTGTAAGAGTTTATGAAAAAGTGAATGGATGGTCACGCATTAACCATCCAGAGTCGGCGCAATGGGTAGAAGATAGCTACTTAGTTAACGCAACAGATATGTAAAAATAAACGAAAGGAAAAGCTCCTTTAGATAAGACAAATGCCCTCGCTTTGCGGGGGCTATTTTTATTGAAATATTGAAATCTCTTTATAAAAATAGTAAAATAGTTTCGCTATTATAAAGAAAGTTGTTATCAATGAATAATCTAGTTCTTCCTCAGAATTTAAACAAATATAACATTACGAAAATCGTTACCAATTTCAATAGATTACTTGCTTTAAGTGATAACAGGACACTTACAGTAGATATGAGAAACATTGAGTTTGCGGAACCTAGTGGAGTAATTTCGTTATATAATATGTTAACTTTTGCTACAAAAAGAAAAGATGCAAACATCAAGTGGTTAATATGCGAAGAAAGCTCTTTAAATAAACGTCAAAGGCAAGCTATGTTGTATCTAGTAGATTGTGGCTTTTTTAAAGTGTTTGATAAATTGGTTTATAAAGAGCCGGAACTGCGCCCGACTACTTTTGAAATTAAATTTATTAACACTGAACAAATAGCTCAATGGAAGGTAACAGACTTTAAGAATTGGTTACAAAAGCAAACTGGCAGAACAAATGAGTTTAGTTCTATTTGTGTAGCGGTTGACGAAATTTTTAATAATATTGCAGATCATTCTAAGGAATCTAAGGGATGTATTTTTGGGCAATACTATCCCAAGAACAAGGAGATTGTAATAGCAGTATCTGATTTCGGAATAGGAATCCCTCAGTCTATAAAGCGAAAATTTAAAAAGGATGAGCCTGACAACAAGTTAATAGAATTCGCTCTTCAAGAGGGTGTTTCTGCAGAAACTATACCTCAAAATAGAGGGGCAGGGCTTTCTAATATTGTAAATACTTTAACTACTAACAAAGTCGGGAACTTTACAATTATATCTAATTGTGGTATAGTCTCGGTATCAGATAATAAAATTACTCAAAGTTATTCGTCTGAGGAATCATATCCTGGTACTTTTTTTGAAATTCGAATAGATGTATCGAATGACAATTTATATGATTTAGAAGAGGAGGAAGAATTCGAATGGTAACGTTAACTGTCAAAGAACTAGCAAAGAATTTTTCTAACGATAATAAGGCGGGAGAGATTTTATTTGAACAATTGAAATCTTATTTTTATACAGATACAGTCGTGACTGTTTCGTTCGCAGGAATTAGCGAAGTAAGTTCGTCCTTTGTAAACTCTGCTTTTATCAATTTATTGTCTTACTATGATTTTAATCATATTAAAAGTCAACTAAAAATTGTAAATTCAACAAAACAAATAAATGATTTAATAAAACAACGATTTAGTTTTGAAATAAGTAGGCAGATTACAGTATAGGTGCATATTATTTAGCAAGAATCGCCTGACACTAGCGGTTCTTGCTTTTTTATTTGCCTAGAAATAATCAAAATGTTACCATAGAATAAAAATAATAAGGAGGCACATTATGTCACAAGAAAAACTAAAATCAAAATTAGATCAAGCAAAAGGTGGTGCTAAAGAAGGCTTTGGCAAAATAACCGGTGATAAAGAGTTAGAAGCAAAAGGATTTATCGAAAAAACAATTGCTAAAGGCAAAGAACTAGCAGATGATGCTAAAGATGCTGTTGAAGGGGCAGTAGATGCTGTCAAAGAAAAACTGAAGTAA